TCTGATGTTATTCCGTTTTTACGGGCCGAAATTGGTAGTGAATTTGAGCGGGATTTGAATGGGATGTTGGTGCGAATTAAGTAATGACTTCTAGGTCGTTCGAGATGTTTATCTGTGGCAAGCCCCCTGTTTTTTGTTGAGAATGATAAATGAATGCTTTATTGGGGATGGTGCTAAGAAGGGCGGATAGAGAGCGGTTGTTGGTACCGCTGCCTAGGGAGACTCGAATTTGGGGTGATGAGATATTTGAGGTTGGTGATGTAAAGTATCAGTACTCAGGATTACCTAGGATCACTTTCAACATATCTATGCTAACAGCGTTTGTTTCGAACTTATTGCCAGAGACATGGGTTTCCGAAGAGATGGAGTTTGCGAGGATTTCAGGGGATTGTTTGAAAGAGTACGCGGATTGTCAATGGAGAGTCAGGTTTAGAATGGATGATCCTTTTGTTTTTCAGTATGAAAATGAGCTTGCTCAGAAGAACGCGCTTGTGTTTGAAGAGGGATTGGGTGATCTGATTGAAAAATTACCGATCTGTGCAATTTTTCTTTCATCGGATGATAAGTTGGGTGATGTTGTTCAAATTGATACAGTGAATGCGATTTCCCTACTGCGTGAGGGCATGATGAACTTGACTGACATAGAGGGTTTTGTTGCGGTGATTAATACTGATTGAAATGTTGTTGTTAAGAAGGGCTGGGTGTCAAAGCCGATAGCGTTGCGCTGTCGGCTTTTTTATTGGTATTGGGGCTAGGGGTGGGTACAAATACTTGGCAAACAAGCGCGCTGCGTAACGGAGAATCAATTGAATTATTTGGCACTATGTAATCGTTTGAAGCTGGAGTGCGGGGTGCAGGGTGACCCGATGACGACGACGGTGGGGAATACCGGGATTTTGAAGAAGCTGTGCGACTGGGTGTGGTTGGCGTATCGGCATATCGAGAATGAGCGGCAGTGGATGTGGATGTACCAGACGGCGACGTTGGCGGTGCCGACCGGGGCGTCGAGCGTGCCTATGGCAGTGCCGGCTGGGTGTCAGCAGGTAGATGAACGTGTGCTGTTTACCTTTGATGCGGTGCTGACGCCGCAGACGGCGGTGATGGTGCCGGTGCGTTTGCTGCCTTACCGCGAGCTGCTGCGGGATTTTTATACGCAGCCGTTGGCGATTGGACAGCCGCAGGTGGGGGCGCTGAATCCGGCGGATGGGTCGCTTTGGTTGAATGCGCTGGCAGACAAGCCGTATAGCCTGTTCCTGGGGTATTGGCGCGAGACGCAGGATTTGCAAAGTGCGGTACCGGTGGCGTCGGATGACTTGACTGTGCCGGGGATGCCGCAGCGGTATCACATGGCGATCGTATACAAAGCAATGCAGATGTATGCGGCACATGAGAACGCGCCGGAGGTGATGGCGTTTGCGAACCAGATGTATGAGGAGATTTATGCGGACCTGCAGGCGGAGCAGTTGCCAGAGATCGAGATGTCACATGTGCATTTGCTTGCGGTGAGGTGAGTATGGGGGCGACGCAGCAATCGGTGGTGGTGATGGCGGGTGGGTTGGATTTGTCGACGCCGGCTTTGGCGGTGCAGCCGGGGACGGCGCAGTTGGCGTTGAACTATGAGCTGCCGACGCAGGGTGGGTATCGGAGTGTGCAGGGGTATGAGCGCTTCGACGGGCAGCCGTTGGCGTCAACCGGGGCGACGCCGGCGGCGCAGGCGGCTTTGCGGGCGGCGATTCAGCCGATGCCGGGGAGCGGGTCGGTGCTGGGGGTGTGGTTCTACGGTGGGACGGTGTATGGCTGGCGAAACAATGCGGGTGGGACGGCGGCGGTGATGTGGCGTTCGACACTGAGCGGTTGGGAGCAGGTGGTGACGCCGGCGTTGAACGCAGGCGGGGTTTTCCAGTTTGTGAATTACAACTTTTATGCGCAGTCGAGCAGTTTGCGTTGCTATGGCTGTGATGGGGTGAACCCGGCGTTCGAATTTGGCGGGGTGTTCAATGTGACCTTACGCCAGCGCAGTGCGGCGAATGTGGCGCAACTGACGACGAGTGCGCCGCATGGCTTGCGGACGAACGATACGGTGTATGTGTACGGCTGCGGGGATGCAAGCTTCAATGCCAGCGCGGTGAGCGTGACGGTGGTGGATGCGTACAACTTTAGCTATGCGTGTAACGGTGCGGCGGTGGCGGCGACAGCGGATATGACTGGGCGCGTGTGCGTGTTTGCTCAGCTGACGACGGGCATGGGCGGTGGGCAGATCCGCATGGCGAGCCGGATGCGGGCGAGCAATGTGGTGACGGTGACGACGGCGTCGCCACATAACCTTGGCAATGGCCAGATGGTGCAGGTGAACGGCTGTTCGGATACGAGCTTCAATTCGACTGCGGTTGCTGTGACGGTGGTGAGTGCGACGAGCTTCAGCTATGCGAACACTGGAGCCAATGTAGCGGTGGCGAACGACGCGGGTGGGTTGATCTATGCGGCGGGGGCGAATCTGTACCCGCAGTTTATTGCGGCGCACGCGAAGATGCTGTTTCTGGCTTACCCGGGTGGGTCGTTGCAGTTCAGCGCGGTGGGCGACCCGAAAAACTGGTCGGTGATCTGGAATGCGGGGGAGATAGGGATTGGGTCGAGCATTACCGGTTTGGCTTCGTTCAAGGGGCAGTACCTGTCGGTGGGGACGCAGCGGGGGATCAGTACCCTGACTGGGGCGGGGCCGAGCACGTGGAACCTGGTGGAGTATTCGCCGACCTTGTCGACGCTGCCGTATGGGATGAGTGAGATCGGTGGGCAGGTGACATGGCTGAATGCGTTGGGTTTGTCGGGCATGCAGACGGCGATGTTCTATGGGGACTTTCAGTCGGCGATTTTGAGCAGGCCGGTGGACCCGCTTTATTTTGCACAGTTGTCGCAAATGAAGTTTGTGTTGGTGTCGCGGCAGAAGACGCAGTTGCGGGTGTTCTTTGCGAATGGGTCGGTGTTGCTATGCCATTTCAACACGCAGGCGACGCAGCCGACGACGATGGCGATGACGATGCCGCAGTTCACGACGATGGTGTGCCCGACGAACTTTGTGTGTGGGTCGAACGCGGGGGTATCGGGGGACCAGATCTATCTGGGGGATGACCAGGGCTATGTGTACCGGATGGACAGTGGAATGTCGTTTGATGGGAACCCGATTAGCTGTGTGCTGCGGCTGCCGTTCAACCAGTTTGGCTCGCCGATGAACAAGAAGCGGTTTCGGCGGGTTCAGTTGGAGGTGGCAACGCAGACGCCGATCAAGTCGTTGGCGCTTGCGCAGGATTTTGATTATTCGGACTCGCAGAACCCGCAGCCGCAGACTGCTTACCCGGTGATCAAGGCGGGTGGGGCGTTTTGGGACCAGGGGTCGTGGGATACGTTCATGTGGTCGGACAATGCGATGGGTACGGCGGTGGCGAATGTGGATGGGTCGGGGCGAAATATGGCGCTGATCATCAATTCTGCTGAGACGGGGACGCCGCCGTATACGATTCAGACTGCGTTGATCAGCTATGAGGAGCGGGGTGTGCAACGTTAATGGGGTGATTTGATAGGATGGTTTGAATGATTTGATTTTGGTCGGTTTGGGATGGTTGGGTGAGGAACAGGGGCTGCCTTTGGGCGGCCCTTTTGTTTGGGCCGACAAGATAAGGAGAGGAGTGGGCGTGGCAACGGATGGGACGCAAAACAGTACTGGGGTGATGAGTAGTGACCCGGGAGCAGGAGGGAGCACGCTGCCGGACCAGAGCGCATTCATGACGGATTGGAATAAGTATTGGAGTACCAGCAAGGCGGGGGATACGACCAATTTTGCGGGCGGTACGCTGACGCGGAATGGTGATGGGACGGCGACTTATAAAACCAGTGATGGTTCGGAGTCGCCGTATACCTTGACGCAGAATTCGGATCCGAATGCGGTGGCGCAGGCGAACCCGTATATCAATGCGGCGTGGCAGCATCAGTATGGATCGTCGGCGCCGAACCAGGCGCCGAGTACGACGACACAGATGCAGGGGCTGGTGAATAGCTTCATGAACCTGGGTAGCCAGATTCAGGCGCCGGTGATTGGCGGGACGGCTGCGACTGGGCAGATGAACAGTGATCAGCTGGTATCGAGCCAGCTCAACGATCTATTGGGGCAGGATTCGCCGCTGATGCAGCGTGCACAGGCGCATGCGATGGAAATGGCGAACAACCGGGGGTTGGTGAATTCGTCGATGGCGACGCAGGCAGGACAGTCGGCGATGATCGATGCGGCCATGCCGATTGCGCAGGGGAATGCGAACACCTATCTGCAGCATTCATTGGCAGACCAAAGCGCGGCGAACCAGATGGCGATGGCAAATATGTCGGCGCAGAACCAGGCGGGTATCGCGCGCATGCAGAGCCAATATGGTTTGCTGGGGCAGGGCATGAATGCTGCGCTGTATGGCGTACAGAACGATGCAAACCGGGCGTTGCAGTGGCAGCAGATGCAGATGAACCAGAACCAGTTCAATTCAAATCTCGATAACAATCAGTTCAATCAGTATGGCAACTGGATGCAGCAGATTTTGATGAACCCGAACCTGGACCAGACGGGTAAACAGAATGCGATGGATTGGCTCAATGCACGCTATGGCTTGCCGTTGGGCGGGGCGGTGCGGGTAGTGCGCTATTGGATACGTGGAAGCAGTCGCAGCAGCAACGCAATCTAGTTGATCTGCAGAACATGCGGGCGCAGGCGGGGATGGATCAATTGAATGCACAGAATGCATTTGTTGCGGCACGCCAGGCAGTGCCTGCATATGCGCCTGGCCGAACTTTGACGGTGAACGATTTTGGTTTGATGCGAGGGAATAAGTGAAATGGTCGGTATGAATCAGGGTATGACGCGGTCCGCAATGAATCAACAACAAGGTATGGGTGGTCAGGGGATGATGCAGCAGGGCATGGGCCAGCAGGGGGGGGCGGTTTGCCACAAGGTGGGTCAGTGCAAGGGATGGGCGCGGGACAGCAAGGCATGTCGCAAATGCAGGGTGGATCAATGGGTAGTAGCCAGATGGGGCAGATGCAGGGCGGTGCTGGCGCACAGATGCAGCAGCGGCAAGGTATGCCGCCTTTGCTGCAGGCGCTGTTGCAGATGGCGCAGCAGGTGCTGACGAACCCGCAGGCACTGCAGATGTTCCGCCAGGAGCTGATGCAGACGCACGACCCGGAGCTGGCGGCGGCAGAGTTGATTGCGATGGTGAGCCGTTCGGTACTCGGGACCGCGGCACAGCAAGGGGCTGCGGTGCCGCAGCCGGTGGTGTCTCAACTGCTGATCCGCGTCGCGGACATGGTGATGACGTTGGCCGTGAAGATGCAGGTGCTTTCGGTTCAACAAGCGCAGCAACTGGCGCGCCCGGTGCTGGCGATGGCGGTACATACGTTCAAGAATGGTCGTGGTTCGGTGGCGGGAAAGCCTTTGCCGAGCTTGCGCCGTAGTGCGCAATCACGGCAGGCGAGGGGCATGATGCCTGGCCAGGCAATGCAGCAGGGCGGTATGCAGCAGATGATGAACCCTGGCGCGGGGAGTTGATATGGGGGCGATGGATGGCTTGCTGACTGCGCTGGCGGGTGGGGTAGTGGGTGGAGCAAATGCGTATAGCCAGGATCTGGTCGCAGACATGCAGCAGCAGCGACAAATCCAGGCGCAGCGCGATGTGTTGGCTGCGCAATTGCAAGCTCGTATCGATGAGGCCAATAACTCGGATCTGCAGAATGCGATGGCGGCCAATATGCCCGTCAGGCTGCGGCGCGGCAGCAGGCTATGTACCAGGCGCAAGTTGTGGGTATGCAAGACCCGGCGGTGGCGGCGGCGATTCAGAAGCAGGCGGTACTGGGCGCCCGCCCGGACAATATGGGCGTGTGGAGCTGGGACGATACGATTGGCAGGCCGGTGTTTCAACCGACCGATTATGGACGCGCGTTGACTGCCGCAAATATGAACCGGGCTGGGATGATGCCGAGTCAGCCCAGTAGCTGATTGTGTATTGACTGCGTATTAAGGCCGCTGATTGCGGCCTTTTTTATTGTTTGGGGGCACTGGATGAGATTGGGACATGGACGGCCGCTGTCGGAGGTTGGGTATATCGTGAGCGATCGGGTGAACGGTGAGCGGATTTTGATCGCGAAGTGGGTAGCGTCGAATGGTCACCCGGTGCGGACTGAACTGAAATTCAGGGGTAAAGGGGCAATCACGTCGCAGCACTATGAGGAAGTTGAGGACGTGCTGACCGAGCTGGTCATGGCGTGCGAGCTGGACATTGCCCGTGGTTGCTTTGCGGACTGGACGGATGGGCATTCGGCGGAGTCGGGTTTACAGGACTACGTGTGGCGGGATGAGGAGGCAGGTACATGACGCAGGAAACAGTGCTCGACCAGGGGAACCCGGATTACTCAACCGTGCGGGACCCGTACAATCTGGAGGATGAAGCGAGGCAAACACCCTTGCACCAGGTGGGCGCGCGCTTGCTTGCGCTGGCGCAGCAGGCAGTGGCAGACAGGAAGTCGATCGAGGCGCGCTGGCTGGATGACCTGGCGCAGTACAACTCGGTCTATCTCGATCGTTCGGGGTTGTCGGGTGATTTTGGTGGCAGTGCGCCGCGGAAGGACCAGCCGTTTGTGGGCATTACGCGCACCCGTACGAATGCGGCGATTTCGCGGCTGCAGGACTTGCTGTTGCCTACGGATGATGCGAATTGGGCGATTCAGCCGACGCCGATTCCGGAGATCGACAAGCATGCAGGCAGTGCGACGGTAGTCGGCCAGACGCCACAGGGGGCACCGGTGCAGGCGGCCGATATTGCAGCTGGTGTGAAACGTGCGGCGGATGAGGCCTGCGAGCAAATGCAGAGTGCGATTGCGGACCAGTTGGAGGAGTGCGACTACAACGGGCAGTTGCGCGATGTGATTCGTGATGGGTGCATTCTGGGTGCGGGGATCATCAAGGGGCCGACGGTGACGATAGGCCGGGCGCGACGCTGGCGCCAGCACACGGCGGAGAAGGTGACTGCGAGCGTGCTGGAAACGCACGCGAAGACGGTGCCGATGGCGGCGCGGGTGGACCCGTGGCATTTCTTCCCGGATATGTCGGCAACCTGTTTGGACGACTGCGAGTTCGTAATCGAGCGGCATTTGATGCCGGCGAAGAAGCTGGCGGCTTTGGCTGAGCTGCCGGGTTTCAACGCAGATGAGATTCATGAGGCGATCGAGATCGGCAGTACACCATCAAACTGGACGGCGACTTATTTGAACGACCTACGTGCGTTTGGCGATATGGCGCCCATTCGCAACAAGCCGTTCGAAGTATGGGAGTACCACGGGCCGTTGACGCAGGATGAGCTGCTGGCGGTTGGTGTGCCGGTAGATGAGACGCCGACGCTGGCGTTTGAGCTGGAGGCGGAAGTCTGGTTTGTGGGTACGCATGTAATCAAGGCGCAGCTGAACCCGATGGAGACGGGCGAGCGGCCGTATTCGGTATGGTGCTATGAAGAGGACCCGGCCTGTGTATTCGGTATTGGCGTGCCGCGGCAGATGGCGAATAGCCAACGTGGCTTGAATGCGGCCTGGCGGATGTTGGCGGATAACGCGGGCCTTGCGGTGGCGCCGCAGATCGTGGTGCGGCAATCGGGTATTCGCCCGGCCGACGGCGAGTGGTCGATCGCGCCGCGCAAGGTGTGGTTGGCGACGGATAAGACCGTCAATATCAACGATGTGTTTGCGGCTGTGGAGATACCGAGCCGGATCAGCGAGATTCAGAGCTTATTCGGTTTGGCGAAATCGCTGGTGGATGATGAGACGGGCCTGCCCAATATCGTGAACCCTGAGCGCGGGGAGTTTCCGCAAACTGCGACGGGTGTTCAGATGCTGAATACCAGCTCGATGGCGATCTTGCGGCGCTTGGTGAAGGCTTTTGACGACCATATTACCCGGCCGATGATTACCCGATTTTATGACTGGAATATGCAGTTCAATAACAACGAGGCGATCAAGGGGGATTAAAAGGTCGATGCGCGCGGCTCGTCGGTATTGCTGGCGCGCGATCTGCTGGCGCGGAACCTGATGCAGCTGAACGGCATGCTGTCTTCGCAAGGCTTTGCGCCCTACATCAAGTGGGAAGGCATCTTGCGAACCCTGTTCCGATCGCTGCAATTGCCGTCGGATGACTTGAAGACGGACCAGGAAATTGCGCAAGACCAGCAGCAGGCCGCACAGGGGCAACAGCAGCAGTCGCAGCTGCAGGCGCAGCAAGCGCAGGCGGCGTTGCAGAAGCTGGTATCGGAGGGGCAGAAGAACGCGGCGCAATCGACACTGTACAACGCGCAGGCACAGGCTTTGTCGCAGGGGCACGGGGTGATGTCATCGAATGGTGCAGCCCCTGGTGCGGTACAGGCGAGTGACGGGCAAGCGGCGCAGCCTGACCTTGCGACCCAAATGAAGGCGGAAATGGCGCAGCTGGAAGCGGAGACGCGGCGGATTGAAGCGCAAGCTGAGTCGATGAAGTCGCAGAACGATGTGCAGATTGCGCAGATCAATGCGCAGGCGCAGATTGGGGCGAGCCAGTCGGATTGGGCGCAGCATCAGAGCAGCGACCAAGTGGCCTTGTTACATGAGGAGTTGGCGGAGCGGCGATTAGAGCGGATGGGCAATATGATGTCGGATATGGAGTATTTGCAGGATGGTGGGCCGGGGAGTTGATATGAGGTAGAGGACGTTGACTTGCAGGCCCGGCGATTCCATATTCCTTGAAAAATGCACCTATTTGGTACGCTAGTGGCAGACTGTGTGATAGATTTTGTAAAGGAATTGGTTGCCCAAGTCCTAATCAGGATTCAGCGGAGAGCAAAGCCCCTGTTAACCATTTAGGGGAGGGTGGTAATTGTTTCAATAATATTTAAAATTTAAAAAATAGCAAAGTGAAGGAGGAGGCGATCGTGGTTGATTGGCGTGTAAGTTGTCCGAGCTGTGGGAAAACAATCAAGTGGGAGATGTTGTCAGATGAGTTTCCCTGTGCTTTTTGCCAAGAACAGCTTGTGTCCAATTTCAGGCGTGCAAGGTTTATGGCCGGTATGATGGTTTTGATGTCTATTGTCCTTATTTTTCCTGCAGCTTATTCTATTGCATTTGTTCTATTTGGAAAGAGTCATGGTTCCGATGGTGGCTACCTTCTTTTTGGGTTGCTTGAAATCCTTGTTTTTTACTTTGTGTTCAATAACAGCTTTGTAATTTCGGTCAAGGGAGCTGAAGTCGTTGAGTAAGTGCGGATTTTCAGCGTGCGAAATAACTGATAATAAATAATATGCTACCCACTTCGGAAATGATGTACTACCATGATATTTCACCTCTGGCCATAAAGAATGGTCATTTATCGGGTTTGACCATCACGATTCGCTTGCAAGGGTTTTCTGCGGTGCTGCTCAAGATTTGGATCGCTGCGCGTGAGCGCTTGCAGCTCGGTCTCTATAGAAATGGTTCTGCGTTTTCGATGGTGCTGGATTATGCCGCCATGTCTGCATGTGAATATGCTATGCGAGTCATGTTTCCGAGGCTTCGCTATGTGACCGGGTATATTACCCATTTTGATGCATCGTGTAGTTTAGAGCGAGGGGAGAGAGGCGTAGATTTCTCAATGCTGGCTTTATCTCGACAATAATACTGAACGGGATGCGGCGCCATTATTCGTGGACGTGACTGACGTTGCCGAAGCGGCGTTCAGCTCGGCTGCGCCATTTTGCTTGGCGCCGCCTAAGAGAGGTCAGATAGCGTGCGTAAGCGGTGAGACGCGCCTGTAGCTTGGTGGGAGGCCGTTTTGATAGCGCTGTTGCCAACTTGCCCATACAGATCAAGCACATAAATTTTGCACAGTTGTTACATTGATGCGTGAGATTATGCTAATGTTGCTGCTACAATTTAGAGCAAGCGCTTGAATGATGTTGTCATGAAATGCGGATGACGGTCGGGCGCTTGGCGTTGTGAGGTATTACGCATCATCAAAGAAAACGATCTCGTACTTGATGGTGTGCAGTAGTGTGTTTGAGCCCCGCCTTGGGGGGGCGGCTCATGTTCCCTGGGAGTACTAGATGCAAAAATGGTTTGCCGTAATGGCGTTGTTGGTTTCCGGCATGGTGTCGGCAACCGAGATTGGTGGCGTCAAGGTCGACGATGCGGCCAAAGTGAGCGGCCAGGATCTGACTTTGGTTGGTGGTGGCGTACGTGCGAAGTGGGGCTTTGCGCGGGTCTATGTTGGTGCGCTCTATACCGCCGAGAAGCCGTCGAATGCGGATTCGGTGATTTACGACAACGCGCATCCGCGCCGCGTGACCTTGTCGATGCTGCGCCATGTCGATGGTGAAAAGTTCCAGTCATCGCTGTCGGACGGGCTTGAAGCCAACGCGGGCGATAATGAGATGCAAAACCTACAGGGCTCTATCCATGAGATGGCTGCGCTGTTCGAGAAGATTCATGAAGTGAACGAAGGCGACGTCATCACGCTCGACTTTATCCCCGGCCGTGGCACGCTGATCGCCGTACATGGCTCGTCCACCTTTGTGCCGGGCGATGCGTTCGCGCGCGCCATGCTGCGCATTTGGTTGGGTAAGAACCCGGTCAGCAGTAGCCTGAAGTGGCAGATGCTAGGCAATAAGTAAGCCTGGGCCGGTTGTTTTTCAGAAAACCACACGCTTTGCGTGTGGTTTTTTGTTTGGTGCCTACAGGTCTGCTTTCAACCCGGCTTGGCTCGCATTAGGATGCGTGCCGTTGAAGCGTTGATAACAAATAATTGAGGAGTGAATGCAATGATCTTGGCTAGACCCAAGTTGGTGGCGCGAGTGTTGATGATTGCCACCTTGCTAGGTGTAAGTACTGATCTGTTGGCGTATTCAAGGCAGCCGCGCATGCCGCGGCACCATACCTGCTGTTCGGCCACGACACGTATGCACCGCGCGGGCTCGCACCCGATTCGTGATGCATACCCACGGCATCGGCCGACAAGGCAAGTGGCGCCCCTGAAACCCCGCCCATTGCCGAAGGTGAGTGGTGAATGAGGCGGTGTGAAATGCCGAAAAGCTGATCTGATAGACTGTTGTTACTTGAGTTGAGCCCCGCCGTGTGCGGGGCTTTTGCATTTCTGGAGCGAGAACATGCCTAGCAATTATTTCAACCCGCCGTCTGCGCTACTTGTGGGCGCACTGGCGAAAGCGGCGGACATCAATAGTCGCATTACAGCAGTCGATAGTGGCTTTGCGGCGGTACAGGCCGATGTGCAAAGCCGGCTGGGCCCAGTAGCGACGGCACCGGTTTTGAGCAACGCGACAATTACCAATGCGTCGGTATTGGGGAGCGCGAGCTTTGCGAACCCGCCGAGTATTCCAACCTCGGTTGGCGCAAATATCACGGATGCCGCCAATGTGCAGTACGTGCAGAACGCGATGGCGATATCGAATATCGCATCGCAGCAGCAGAACGCAATTCTGTTTTCAAACGCCATGGCGTCGCTCGCCTGGCTCAATCAATAGGGGGAGTGAGGATGGCTTTACCACAAAACGGCAACACGCCGGGTGCGTTCACCAATATTGCAGAGGCATTTTCGAGTGCCAACGGTACGACGGCGCGCGTGATTCAGGATATGACGCCGCCCAGCGGGACGTTGGCTGGTGGGTGCCGTGTCTTTGATTTGGTGGCTTCGAGTACCGATACGGCGGCGCGGGCCGTAAACCTTTACACCGGTGTGGTGCTGACCAGTCAATCTGCGAGTGCAACGGGGCAGATATCGGTATCGGCGCAAAACACGATTACCCGGTCGGCCGGTTCGTTCATTGCGGATGGCTGGCGGGTGGGGCAGGCATTGATGGTGGCAGCGCCTATTGGGGTGAGCGCGAATGCATCGGATGGTGCATTTGGTGTCGTGACCGCTGTGGCGGCGACGATGCTGCAGGTCAACGGGACGCCTTTCAGTAACGAGACATTCGGAGCGGGTTCTCGACTGATCAAGGTGGCTTTCCGCCAGCAGGTTGCCGTTGGCAGCAATGCAGGTACGTTGAATACCAATGCTTCGCTGCTAGGGAGTGGCAATGATTCGAGCAAGGACCCAAGTGGGATCGAGCTTGGCGCGAACGGTGTGTTGATTGCGGCGATGGCAACCGTTGTATCGGTCTTGCCGGCACAGGTATTTATCGATGGTCATGTGGCATTGAGGTAAGTATGAGTACACCTGCACAACAAATTGCAATTCCCAGTATGGTATCCGCACCCAGTAATTTGCCGATTGGTGCATCGATGCTATTTCCCGACTCGGGTACATCGATTCAAATGGCGGACGGGTCGGTGTGGTTGCGGTCGGGTGTATATAAACCTGCCAATCAATATCCAGTTGCGGCGAAGTTGCCGCATTTGCAGGTGTATGGGGGGGGGACGGGCGGT